CTTTGTTGTCAAAGTTTGCAACATAGTTGCAGGGATTTGGAGAGTTTAAGACGTTGAATGTTAAATAAATAGTAATTTATTAAGGTTTTTTAGTGTTTAGAAAAATATAGCGATTGCATAGATTCTGTTTTTTGAATAATAAATGAATTTTCGACTTCGCACAACAAAAAATAATTTGATTTAAACAGCTTCGGTAATTTTATTATTTATGTACAAATTATTGTTAGTAATGTTGATAAAGAGTATTTAATATATTGATATACAGTATTATAATGTGTTTTATGTTGATATTTTTTTGTATCTTTGTATTGTCAAAAGGTAGTCGAGCCACCTAATGACATAAATAAACTATTTTATTAACAACAAAAATTTCAAATTTATGAAAGCAGAAAAAAATGTTAGTATCACTAACACCGAAGCGGACGAACTGACCGCAAAATTAGAAGTACAACTTCAAGAAATTACCCACAAAAAAAGGTTGGCTGATAATAGGTCAATTTTCCTACAGAAAAAAAGCTCTCTAGACGAGTTTAAACAATTAATTGAAACGGAAATGTCATCGGGGAACTTTGAATCAACAAAGTTTAAACTTTCTTTTTCGACAGGAACGTACAGAGATGACGAAAAATTCACGATATCTAATACCGACCTGGTATTGTTTTTTGTGGATGGATTGACAAGCAAAATTGATGAACAGATTACGAAGCTTGAAACCGAACTAATCGGATAAAAAAAAGAATGTGTGGGATAAGTTTCGAGCCTCCCACACATTCAAACCATTTTACTAATTAAAATTTTCATTTTAAAAGCACTGCAAATTTATGGAAACTACATCAAATACGCAAACAAAACCAAAGCTTTACATTAAACGGAAACCAACCGAAAAGCAATTGGAAGCCATCAGGGCAAAACGTGACGAACTGAAATTGTTATCAATAGGAATTAAAGCACTTGTAAAAGAGGGTAAATACAATACGATTAACGAGGGATTAATTGAACTATATGCCGAAGCTGGGTACACGAATTTAAAAACCCTACACCAATGGAATGAAATTAATATGAGCGTAAAGAAAGGCGAACACGCATTGTTATTGTGGGGAAGCCCGAAGAAAGAGGATAAGAAAGAAGAAACAACCGTTTCGGAAGATGGAGAAAAGAAAGAAACGTTTTACCCGCTTTGTTTTGTGTTCTCAGAAAATCAGGTACAACCAATGGTAGCAAGGTAATGGAAAAGTTGTTAACAGTGTGTAGAGCCACACAGGGGAATAAATATACATCTGCTATCAACATAAAAGGAGAGTATTTGAAAAAGTTTGGTTTTGAGTTGGGCGATTTTGTTAAGGTAGAAATCTGCAAACATAAAATTGTCATACAAAAAAATGTTAATACCGAGCTTTTAAATGCTATGGGAGCAAAGAACCCAGCACTTTTGACTATGATAGAAAATTTAGGAATGACAGTATAAACGCATTAAACAGCAATTGAATAGGCTTCACCTCTTAATAAAGGGGGTGAATCCTTCGTGTCGACTACTTTTTGTCTCTCCAAAAAGTAGCAAAAAGGCGAAAACGCCCATAAAGGGCAGAGTTGAAAAAAATATTTTGTAGTGCTGTTAGCATCGGACTGTGAAGTTCGGTGCTTTTTTTTGTCCTTTTCCTAGCCTGTATTCCTTTTTAATTTTGTATCGTTAAAGTTTCAATTTATGGTAGAAGATCGTTTCCCTGCTTCCGGATTAAGTGCTGAATATGGTGACATTGTGATTAGCAGTGTTGCCGGTTCTGTTATTGTAGAAATATCATATTCCGGATCAGTAATTTTATATGAAAATTATACTGCAGATGCTGATGGAAAAATTTACATCAAGGAAATTGGAGAATTAGCATTAAGTCTTGTTGAGTCAACCGATTTTATGACAGCTAATGGTTATTCAGGAATTGGAACTATTCAATTATCAATCTCAATTATTGGAGCAACAACCATTACGAAAACTGTAACATTTTACATTTCGAAGATTGATTTTAGAAGTACTCTAGATGTAGCATTGCTTTCAAAAATTCCATTGTCAAGATCGACAATTAAAATAACTGGTCCAGGACGTACTGAGTGTGTTTCATTTTACGGAAATTCAACAGTAAAAGCTTATGTTGTAAAAAAGGGCACAGAACAGGATGTATCGGTTAGTTTTGATATTGTAAGTTATTCATTGGCCAATAAAATTTATAATACTAATGTTTCTCCGGAAATAATTGCTGCTCTGGCTGTATGTGAAGTTTCAGATTTGATTTATTATAACATATATACTTCTACAGATGCTATAGTTCAATTTAAGATGGATCATAAAAATTATCCTGCAAAATCTACATTTATTTTTATGAACTGTTTTGGTGCTCAGGAAACATTTACCTGTATTGCGGATAATGAAAGTTTGAAAAAGTGGAATAGGGAATTTGGATCTACAAGTAATAATCAAATTCAGATTAGTGCTGATATGGTTGATTCTGTGAAAATTAATACAGGTAATGTGAATGCCAAATCTTTAGATATAATAAGTGATTTGCTTCAGTCTGATCAGATTGCATTAATTGATGACTTGGGCTTTTTGCCAATTGTAATTACTGAAGAAAACTATAGTAATAATAGTCGGAGAGATCAATTGAAATCTATTGATTTTACATACCGGTTGAAGTCAAATAAACCTGTTTCAAGATATTCAGTATTCAAAAAACCAAAAGTGTTTAGTACCGAATTCGATAATACATTCAACTAATGCATAATAGACCAATTGAAATACGGCGCAATATGGTTCTGAAGGAACTTGATATTAAATGGGATCCTTACGGAAATCGTAGGGTTTTCTCTATAAAGTTTGTGACTCTTTCCGGAAAGATACACTTTTTCCCAATGGCATGTTGCCGGGGATTACGATACGATGTGCATGAAGCTCGTCAGCGTGGAATACAGCCATGTGACGAACGCGGGAACCTTATAGATCATGTTTATCCGGTTGGCATTGATGCCATCACTCAATATAATCAAATGGAAGTAATACTTTAAAACTATGGATATATTATTTAACGACAAAGGAACTCCGCTTATTATGACTTCGAAGCGAGTGTTCGCTTCTACTACCGGAGCTCCTAAAGGTATTACTGCCGATGAAAAAAAGGCATTGATTCAGACGGTTGATACTAAATTGGATCAGGATTTTTTGGCGTTGACAGGAATACGCCTATTGGCTTGGAACTCAAATAATGATTTTCCGCAATGGGCTGACAAGATAATTACTTCTACCAGCGTGTTGAATTCGGGCTTAAAGTTCATTCGTAACTTCACCATTGGTCAAGGTGTGTACGCCTGTAGAGTTACCGGCTATGATGCTGACGGTAACGAAATACTTGAAGCATATCCGGATCCAATTCCACAACAGATTGTTTCATCTCCTACAACCAGGCGTTATTTTGAATTAGCCGGTCGTGATTATTTTAAATTCGGATGCTCAGGCGTTCAGCTAGTACCTAATGCTGACGGGTCTCAAATTGTAGGTCTGAACGTACTCAATGCTTATTATCTTCGCCTGAGTGAGCGTGATGCCAATGGGTTGGAAAAATGTGTCGTTTCCGGAAAATTCCCGGATAATCCTGGTACTGGTGATTTCACCGTATACGATGTGTTATTGGATTACGATCCAATCCTTGACATGGACATTCGCCGTGCGGAAGGTAAAGGCAAAGAAAGTGCAATATTCATGATTCGCGATAGCTGGAGTAATCGCGACACCTATTCAGAACCTATATGGCTATCAGCTTATTTGGCCGGATGGATTGATATTGCAAAGTCAGTACCGAAATATCTAAATAAAGCCTATAAAAATCAGGTAACTAATAAATTACATATTCAAATACCATACTCTTTTTGGGATAAGAAATTTCCTGAATCTGAATTTGAGGAAAAGGCAGATAGAGAAGCTGCTATTGGCATGTATATGGATGATATTGAAACTAATTTATTAGGCGCTGAGAATGCCGAAAAACCATTATTCACTCATTATTCTACCAGCGATACTAATGGTAAGATTGAAGATGGTTGGATAATTACAAGGGTTGATGGTGCCGGTAAAGATGCTGACAAACTTGTTACCAGTGCAGCTGCTAATTCAGAGATCCTTTTTGCTTTAATGATTAACCCGAACGTACTTGGTGCCGGGATGCCTGGTGGTACTTATGCCGGTAATCAGGGAGGTAGCAATATCCGTGAAGCCTTTTTAGTAAATATTGCCAACGCGTGGGTAGATCGTCAGAACTTTTTGGATCCGCTTGAAATTCGCCTACGATATAACGGTTATACCGATGTTGTACTACGCTACCGCAATACCATACTTACCACGCTCGACAAGGGTAGTGGTACTCAGAAGAATTTAGCTTGATTTTTTTTCATTTTGTATTAGATTTACTCATAGACCAGGTACCGCTCAACTGTGAAGTTCAGTGGTATCGTTTTTTAAATAAATTACTTATCTTTGCGCTATGCTTACCGAAAATCAAAAACAACGATTTATTTACCAACCACTAGCCGGGATTGCTATTCTGGCTATAGTTGCTATTATATATTTAGTATCAACATTTTTAAAATCTATTTTATGAAGAAAGTTTTATTACTAGCCGTAATGGCTATTTTTTTTGTTTGTGTGAATTCGTTTTCTCAAGTAGACTCAATTTGTGGAGTGCTTCCTAGCAAAAATGGGATTGTTACATTTGATAATGTCGTGAAAATTGATAGTCTTAGTTCAAATAAGCTTTATAATTATGCAAAGTTATGGATTTCACAGAATTTCGTAAGTTCTAAGGCTGTTATTGATTCAGACATTGAAAATTCAATGATTTCAATTTCTGCTATACTTGGAAATAATTCAGTTGAAAATTATTCTTTTAAAATGAATATACAGTTTAAGGATAATAGATTTAAGTATACGATAACAGACATCATTCTTCATTTAAAATTTACAGGACTTCAACCTATTGATAAACATATTGAAGAATTACCTGCAATTATAGAATGTAAAAAATCGAGTCTAATTGAAATAAAAATGAAATTTGATAATTTAGTTAAAGGTTTAATTACTTCAATGAATAAAAAAAACGATAATTGGTGAAATAATTTCATTTTTTCATTGCTATTTCAAAAAATAGTGTAATCTTTGCAACGCAGAAAACAAAATAGGACATACGGTGTCCACCAAACGAGGTGGTTTTTTTATGCCCAAAAACTAACTTATTGAAAATATGGCGATGCCATATATCGAACCTGAACCGGTAACGGTCGACAGGTATTATGCCCTATGGTGTTTTCTGCAGCGATATATGAGCATCGCTTTTTTGTGCTCTAAAACCAAATGCAGAAAACACCGTTATGAACCAAACAACCACTCGTAGGCATCGCCCTACAAAGCCGGTAAAACAACTACCGGTAGAACTTACCAAAATAACGAGCGTAGTCAATGCGCTAAGTTGCCTCAATGAATTTGTGAAAGAAGCCCGGAAAGAAATCCGGAGGCATAAAAATGTAAAGATGAGACTTCGTCAGGACGATTTATGCGGCTCTATGTTATTTGTATTCGATGATTTTAGTTTATGTATTGATTTTACGGAAGGGATAACGGTATGACAAAAATAGACGGTTTTACAGTAAGTCCAGAATTGGTACAGTCGCTAAAAATGTGGTGTCCGCGTCGTGAGTATGACGAAACTTTACTTATGAGTTATATTGATTATATTTCTCGTATACAAGATTTTCTTTGTCGTCATATGGATGAATTGCCTCCAAAATGTATGCCTGAAATTAGTGAATATCTTGGCGAATTAGTAACTATTAAAGATGATTTAAAGCGACTTGAAAAATTATTACCAATAATTACGAATGAAGAAAGGGAAGCATCATGAAAAAGAAACGAATTGGATTTGACTCCTACGGTGACGAAGATCCAGAAGAAAAAGACAACGTGAATAAATCCGTTGAGCAGATTAAAACCTTTCTACAGGCAATTTATTCTAATGATGGAACTACGGAGCAAAAGGAGTTCCGAACTACACGAGATCTGATCTATGAGCTACGGGATATGATTACGGCTGGGTTCAAAGATATGAACGAAGCGCTTTCCGATTTAGGCTATGAACTGGAGTATCTGGAGGGAGTTCCACACTGGATTTTATACGAGAGAACCCCTAACCCCTAAAGGGGAATAAATCACCTCACCCCCTGCCCCCTCTCCTTAAGGCGAGGGGGTTTTTTATGTCCTTTTCCTGCCCTCACATAACTTATAAATTTGTACAATCAAAATTATAAGTTATGATATTCTCAGCACAAAAATGGAACAATGCTTCCGAAATTCAGCCGTATATAAGTGTAGCTGCCAGCTTATCGTTTGCCACTATGGAAGCGCCTCTCCGCAATGCTTTCGAAATGTTTTTGCGTTCGCTCCTGGGCGATGCGCTGATAACCGATATTGAAACATATTACGCAGATTCGGAGGCTACTCCCAAACAAAAGCGATTACTCCAGCTTGCACAGCGTGCCAATGCGTTGTTATCGCTTTGGTATGATTACGACGAGCTTCAGGTTGAAATAAGTGACTCAGGTGCTAAGCGTCAGGAATCAGACAAGGTTAAAACACCCTATAAGTACCAGGAACAATCACTAAAAAAAGGGTGGAAAGAAAAAGGCTTCAATGCCTTGGATGATCTCTTATCTTATCTTGAGGCTGAAAAAGCCACTTTTACTCATTATACTTCCAGCTCTAAAAAAACGGAAATAGTGCGTAGTGCTGCCGAAATAGATCAATTTTACTATATCAACGGTAGCCGGATTATTTTTCTTCGCCTGCAGTCACACTTCCGCAATGTGGTAAATACCATTGTTGCTCCACGGTTGGGAGATATCTATGCCAATTATTTGACAGAAATTGTCAAAGATACTCCTGATGCTAAGTATGTGAAACTTCGTGGAGCATTGCTTCCGGTAGTGGTTTTTTATGCCGTTGCCCGCCTGATCCGCGAAACAGGTAGCCTGACAGATAAAGGTTTGTTTTTCGAAACATTGAAAAATTCCGACGATGCCGTGAACACGTCACCGGTTACCGATGAACGTGTAGTTTCTCAAGCGAAACTAGCTGAATCGGATGCAATAGCCTATTGGGCAATCGTTGAAAAATTACTCAAGACAGATTTTGCCTACACCGGACCATCGGTTAGTAAAATTCCAAAGCGTGATAATAACGATAAAAAATCTTTTTGGGGATGAAAACACTGAAAGTTATAGACCACCGGTACTTTTTCTTTTTCGATAAAACCATCGAACTTCAGGTACCTGAACGATGGGAAGATCTGAACGATAATCAGTTTACCGTATGTGCCGGCATTTATGTGGACCCACTTTCGGATATTGACTTTATAAGTCAGTATTTTGGTATAGATAAGCGTGTTGTGAAGCAAATTAGCAAGTTTGAACAATACAAACTTACTGAATTGGCCAGTTTCGTGGTGAAGCCAACCGGTACAGTGAATTTCTTTTACATTGATCAAATACCAGGAACAAAATTACTCTCTCCCGGACAAAAACTCCGTGGAGTTACGTTTGAGCATTTTGCACTATTCGATACCTATTTTTTCGACTATGTAAATGATCCTACCGAAGCTAATCTTCGCACGTTTGTAGCTGCCGTTTACCTCAAAAAAGGGGATAGGATAACCGATATCGATTTTGAAAAACATGTCAACTTATTTGCACGAAAAGTGGATAAAATGACATTATATGCCATTTTTCTAAACTACGTATTTCTTCGCGACTGGCTTTCGAAAGCATTTCCATCCCTATTTCAAAAATCAGACTCAAAAGAGGACGATGAAGATGACAGGAAAATAAAACCACAGAAAAAACCGAGTAGACCCGATTGGAACTCAATGCTCGATGGAGTTGTGGGAGAAAACATACTGGAATATGACAGTTACAAGGCTTTGCCTTGCATACAGTTATTCAAATTAATGAATAAACACATCAAAGAATTCAAACGTAATGGCCGAAAATAACGCATTATCAGACTTTACCACTTATATCTGTAACCTATGTAGAGCGCATGTGGAACTCAAGCATACTTCATCGAGTAAGCACTTTATTGAGCTTAATTCCAACGAACAAATGGAGAATCAGCGACAGGCAGTTTATCCGCTTGTGGCCATGGAAAAACTTACGGTAAGTTATACCGGACTCAATGACGCCGTTCGTAAAAGTCGCTACTGCGAAATCATGTTTTTGAATAAGGTAACAAGTAATGGAGATTTCGCAGCAGTTCAGGCTGTTAAAGATGCTATGGAAGCAATAGCAGAGGATTTTTTGAAGAAGATGAAGATAGATAAGCGTAGCCGATTATATCCATTCCTTAAGTGCCTGGAACTATCCAATATCGAATTGAATTTTATCGAAAATGAATCTATAAACCTACATGGCGTTCTATTGTCGTTGAATTTCGATCTTCCATTTATCGAAACATTGGAAGCTGGACGCTTTGATGATACTGTCCTTTTTCCACCTGTACCAGAAAGCTAATTTTGTAACAAAATAATAATTATTATGGCCATAATTGATTTATTAAACCGCGCTAAACAGGTAAAAACCGAAACTGTAGAACTAAATAATAGTTCTACACGTATTGGTGGTTTGTTTGAAGATACTCTAAATTATGTTGAGACAATCTTGACCGGAATTTATGACGTTTCATATAAAATACCGCTTCCGGCAGGTCAATATTATACTGCTACAACTGCTAGAGCTGCAGTTCCGGTTTCTTTCCGCAAAAAAGGATTAGTAATATCTTATGATACTTCTTCCACTGTCTATGTTATTGAGGAATTCTATCAAGGCGAAGTTTCAGCATGGACAACTTCCGGTAATTGGAAGAATAATACCAGTAAGATTTTAAATGCCATTTCTCTGATTGATGGTAAAGTTACAGATGAAGTTGGGTTAAGGATTGCGGGGGATGCTAATTTGCAGGGTCAGATAAATGCAGTTTCTGCCGGATCTTTAGGAGCAATAGCTTATAATGATCCGGCTCCAACACCTGGTAAAAATGGGTATTTTAAATTTTCAAATGGTGGAAGTTGTACATTTATTACCGGCGGAGCAGTTACAGTAAAAGCACAAGATGAATTATCAGTAGAATTTACAGCACCATCAACTTATGTTTATAAGGCTATTGTGATTGATAATTCTCAATTTGTAAGCAAATCTGCTCAATCATTTACATCTGCAGAAAAATTGCAAGCTCGCAAAAATACAGAATCAAAACATGAGTATCAAGATGCTTCAATAGTTGATGCTGAAAAAATACCATTACCAAATATCGGTTGGAGGTCAACGTTAGGCGTATATACGGCACAATCAATGTTTTATTCAAGCGATTTGATACCAATTGTTGGCATAATTTATATGTATGCACCAATTCACAGCAATGAAAGTGTTGCTACAGTTTGTTTTTTCAATTCTTCGGGTGTTTTTATATCGGCTTTTAAAGCAAGAAAAATTGGATTTTATTGCATCGATGAGTTTCCAGCTACAGCAACTCAATATACATTTACATCAAATACCGATAGTAGGACTTATTGGTGCAGAAATGGGGTTCAACAGGATTTAAGAAAATATATAAATGTTTCTGTAAATAATTTAAAAGTAGCCGATCCGAATTTAATTGATTTGCCATTAACATGGGTAGCCGGTAGCTATTATAGTGCAACTACAGGTAATTTAGTTCCTCAAGGAGGATGGAATTACACTGCGCCTATTGATTTATCATTAATCTCGTTAGCAATCTCGGGTAGCTACAATGATAATGGAACTGTTGCAAGCGTTTTATATCAGCGTGCCGATGGTACTTTTTTACAAAAAGATACGAATCTTATTAACGGTACTCTTTATACAGATAAGATTTTAAACAAACCATACGAAGCTAAATACGCCATATTGTCTTGTCCTGATGCTGCAAAATTTACAGCAAAAAGCTCTACAAATATAAATATATCAGACCTTCCAGCTGCAATTACACCATTATATTTAGCTAAAGTGAAAAAACCAACTTATAATTATTTTATTGATTATAACTTGTTTGTTCCGCTAAATTTGAAGCGTTGGATTGATGGGGATTATAATGGATTAGACAGTGTAGTAACAGCAACTTCGCTAGGATTATTTTCAGCCTACGGTTTTGGAAAAGAATTAAATATTGTCAATTCTGGAAGTATTGGGAATAAAGCAATTCTGATGATTCAAACTGTCCGTAACGAGTTGAAGGTTAGTAATAGAATTAATTTTCATTTTTTTGCTGTTGCAACAGTTTCTGGAACATATAGCATTCAATTATATAATTTGAATACATCAGTAAAAACAATTCCTTTGATTTTGACAGCAAATGTAATTCAAGAGGTAAGTTTTTATTATGATTTTCCTAATGGATATGATTGGACAACATTTAGCCGACTAGTACTTTATAGCATTAATCATCCGTCTACATCGACATTAACAGTTTCACCATTTGAAATATGGGATGGCAAATTACCACAACCGTCATTTACGAATCAAATTTCATTAAAAGAATCCAATATATTGATAGATAGAAGTGGATTCGTTGGGAAAAGAGGGTTGTTTATAGGAGACAGTATTTCGGTGACTAATGAACGGTTTTGGAAAGGTGTTCTTTCTACCCTATATGGATTTGACTATGTTTTACCAATTGCAGGACAATTAGCTCCTGCACAAGGAGGGATGCCACTTTATCCACATGTAACAGAAACAACGGGTTCAGAAAGTATATGGTATCGGTGCGGTGGCAATAGAATGAGTATTTATTCATTCGACAAGATAAATTTATTTGGCGGAACGAATGATTTAAATGCCGGCTATAACTTAGGTGCTGCTACTGATACAGCCTATAAAGATACGAATAGTCGGCCGGGTACTTTGACATGGTGTGCGGCATTTAAAGGGTGTATAGAGATGTTACAACGAGATTTCCCCGGCATTGAGATCGTTATTTGTACAGTTTTGGATACAAGTGGTTATGGCAATACAATGTATGATGGAACTTATAATACTCGCGAAGCCATGGCCATACGTCAGATGCAAATAGCTGCATTATACAATCTCAAATGTGTTCCATTCTTTTGGATGTCAGGAATAACAGCTCATAATACGCCAATGATGACAGCGGATAGCATACATCCAAACTTATTCGGTGCAAATGGAATGGCTGCTTGTTATGCTGCTACTGTAGGTTTATAAAATAATTTTATTCAATAAACTATTTATAATAATTCCCCATGAACCCATACATTTATATTAAATCCATTTTTTATACCATTTCAGGTTGGTTTTCGGCGATATTACTATATTTTTTGCCTATCAAAGATCTTGTTCATGCATTGGCTATAATGTTTGCTATAAATTTTGTATTGGGAATTTTAGCAGGTATATTAGTTCAGGGCGAAAAAGTTGATTTTAAAAAAGCATTATTAGCATTTGCCGAAATTGCACTGTACTTGGTAATACTTACCTGTGTATTTAATTTAGGTGAGAAAATGAAAGGAAGTGACTGGATTTTTGCTATGCTTATTTGGTTGACTTGGGCTTGGCATTATTTCTATGTTTCGAATATTCTCAAAAATATGACTCGTTTACTCCCAAATAGTAAAGGTTTACGCTTTGCCTATTATATTTTAGGTTTAGAATTTATAAAACGTATTCCCGGATTAAGAGGTTTCGAACGAAAAGAAAAATTATCTAAATCACCATGTAAATAATCATAATATGAAAAAACCAACTCTATTTCAACGCCTAAAAGCAGCATTTAAGGCAGAAACGCCAGTATTTGCTCGTTTCTTTCAAACTTTATCAGTTGGAGTGGCTGCATTGCCACTGTATTACTCGGGTTTAGATCCCGAAATTAAAGCTGTTATTCCAAAAGATTACCTACTTACTATTGCGGTGGTAGGTGGAATTTTGATTGTTATTTGTCAGTTTTTTGAAAAGAAAGGAGGCGCAAAATGAGCAAAATAGACACCCTTCACCCGCTTATTCGCGAAGAAGTAAGACAATTAGTTGATAAAATCAACACCTCAGTTTTGACAAGTAATGTCAAAATGGTAGTTACATGTGGTCTACGCACGTTTGACGAACAAAATGCCCTGTACGCACAAAAACCGAAAGTAACCAACGCTAAAGGCGGTCAGAGCCTGCATAATTACGGCTTTGCATTCGATTTTTGTTTGGCCGTAGGCGGCAAAACTATCTGGGATGTGGCCAAAGATTTCGATGGTGACAAAGTTCCGGACTGGATGGAAGTGGTAAAAGTTTTCAAAGCTGCCGGATATACCTGGGGCGGAGATTTCCGAAGCATTACCGACCGTCCACACTTCGAAAAAACGTTTGGCCATACATGGCAACAACTATTAGTAATTAAACAAGCCGGCAAAACCGAAAACGGTTATGTCATAATATAATTATCATGAAAATACCAACACATAAATTACTCGCATTGCTCATTTTATTTGTTTTTGTAGCCTGTTCTACAGTTAAGAAAACAACCACTTCCAACATAAAGGAAGTGGTGAAATCTGATACTGAAGTATCGAAAAATACGGAAGCAAAACAAACTTCAAATTTTACGGACAAATCAAATATTGTGGAGTCGAAAACGATTGCTCAAGCGGATCTGGATTCTTCGGAATGTGATACAAGGATAATTGACTACGATACCAATAAACCAATTGTAGACGGCACAGGAAAGCCCCCTGTATTGCGTGAAACGGTTATTAGTAACAGAAAACACGTTAAAAAACTTGCCACAATCACAGATAAGAAGGATGAGCAAAAAAATGTACAATCAAACTATACAATGTTGCTCAAAAGCAACATTGATAGTATGCAACACATAAATACTTCACTTATAAGTAAAACTGAAACCAAGGAAACCCCAGTACCTAATAACTGGTTGAAATGGTTATTATCTGGAATAGTTATTTGTTTGGCGGTTGGTCTATTTTTGAAATTTAAAGGATTGAATTTAGTGTCCTTTATTTGGAAGTTTATCAGGAGTATTTTTGTATCGAAATAAAACAATTATTATTAATAACTAAAATTAAATTCTTATGAAAAGATTGATTTTTCTTTTAATTGCATTCGCCTGCGGTTTAACTACTGTGATTGCTTCTGATGTAGGTTCTAAGCCTACTCTACAATTACCAACGTCCGTGATTACGCAAATCACAGCCATGCCGGTACTTAATGCTGTTTGTTTTGAAATGACTCCGGTCATTTATCAAGCTTCAGGAGTAACTCTGGTGAATAAGTATCAAATGGTAGGTAAAACGTTTATGCCGGTTGCAATTCTGCATTTAGATCCTGGCATATACATACAGGTGTCGGTAAATAAATTTAATCTACAAAACAGAACCTCAAACAATAGTTATACGCCATATTCGATGCTAAACAACTATGAACTATTAACTGTCAACTATGAATTGAATTTACCTACTGCTCGACATGTTTCGTAATTTGTATTTTTAAATGGTTTTTTTCAAACGCCCGGTCTGTGAAGATCGGGCGTTTTTTGTAGAAATATGTCCTTTTACTATGCTGCGTTATTGCCGAAATTTGTACAATCAAAATCAGATTTTATGCAAAACCAAACTCCAAAGCTAATTACCGAAGCCGAATTTAATCTTAAAGTAAGAGGCTGGACAATTAATGTTCGGGGTAGGATATCTTCCAATGCTCCAATTAGTGCCGAAAAACAGTGGGGAAAAAGAACTTCTAAAAAACTAGCTCAGTCGGTTATGTACCGGCTTAAAATGGAATTTGGCGCTACTTCTCGCATTCGCTATGAATTTGAACGACATGGTATATTCTATCATTATGGCGTTGGACGTGGATATATACGTGAAGGTAATGCCGTTGTACGAACTGCTAAGTCTGTATCCGCAAAAAATAGAACTCCAAACGATTGGTTTGATGTGGAAATTCGCCAGGGCTTGAATCAATTGGCTGATATTACTCAGGAGTTTTACGGCGACTTGGCCATGAAGCAAGTACTTTCAAAAATTGATAAATTTTTAATCCAAAAAACCTAACCATATGTCTGATAAAGTTGCAAAAAGAGGTGTGTCGATTTATATCGACGGCAAAGAAGTGGTTAATTCCGTGAAGAGTATTGCCGGTGAAATGAAAAAGCTCCAGAATGAGCAGGCTAAAATGACTATGGGTGCTGATGATTACATTGCTCATGGGAAAAAAATAGCTTATTTGGACTCTTTGCTTCAGGAACATAAGCAAACCCAGAAAGAAATTGCGAAAGAGTATGCTAATATGCAGAAAGCCTCTGATTCTTTTTCGAAAAATGCTGAAAGCGGAATATCCAAAACCGCCAACATGATGAATAAGTACTTTGCGATGTTTACTACTGCGTTGACATTCATAACCGGGCTTACTTTAGGTCTGAAAAAATTCATGGATGAGCGCAATAAATTGGAAGATTCTAAATTGGATCTGCAAGCATTAACCGGACTTGATGATAAGAGTGTAAATAAATTGGAAGGTTGGGCAAAACAAATGGCTTCGAGTCCATTAGAAGGCACTACTATCCGAATAAAAGCTTCAGCTTCCGAAATAATGGAAGCTTATAAGTTGGTTGGATCCGCTAAGCCTGAATTATTGAAAAATGCTGAAGCGCTGAACGAAGTAACCAAACAATCAATGATTTTGGCTCAAGCTGCCGGCATGCCATTGGCCGATGCTGTACATGGTACTGTAATTGCTTTAAATCAATATAGTGCCGGTGCTGAAGAAGCTGCAAAATATGTGAATATACTTGCTGCCGGTTCTCAAGCCGGTGCTCAGGAAGTTCCGTATATTGCCGAAGCTCTTGTGAAGTTTGGAGCTGTGGCCAAATTGGCTAACGTGCCATTTGCGCAATCAGTGGCACTTATCGAGGCTATTGGCGAAAAAGGTTTTCAGGCTGAAGTAGCCGGTACAGGGATAAAAACATTCTTCACCAAATTACTGCAGGGAGCTGACGAAACTAATCCGGCTGTTGTTGGAATGAGTACCGCTCTTGATAACCTGAATGCAAAATTCTCAAATAAGGGTGGATTTGCCGAAATGACCAAATTATTCGGTCAAGATAACGTTGTCATTGCTCAAACACTCATTGACCAACGTGCTAAATTCAATGACCTTACTACAGCAGTTACCGGAACTAATACGGCTATAGATCAGGCAACCATTACCAGTAAAGCTATGAATACAAAAATGGCTCAGGCGCAAAATCAATTTATGATATTGGGTATGGAACTGGTTCAGAACCTGAATCCGGCAGTACTTAAAGCTACTAACCTTGGTAATGCATTTTTGAAATTCATTGTTACACTTCCCAAATGGTTAAATGAGAATAAAGGATTGATTATCTCGTTAGCCGGTGCGCTTGGAACTTATGCCATGTGGCTTGGAGTGATCACATTGGCCGAACGAAAGAATACGATTGAAAAATCAATTTCTCTTGGATTGACCAAAGCAAGAATTATCGCTGATTTAGCATGGTGCGCTGTTCAGCAGACAATGGCAGGAAATTTTAAAACTGCCGGTAAGGCTATGAAGGCACTCAATGTTGAAATGGGTTTAAACCCTTATGTTGCTTTAGGTGTTGCCATTGCTGCCGTAACAGTTGCATTGTATAAGTTGGCTACAGCTCAATCTACAGCTCAAAAAGCTTATCGAGAATATAATGTTCAATCGGCAATTGAAACAACAAATGCGAATCAACTTTTTGAAGCTGCTAAAAAGAATCTCGGGAATAAAGAGGAACATAAAAAGTTAATTGATAAAATAAACTCTGTTTATGGCGAATACATTGGCTATCAGTTGACTGAAAAATCAAACTTAGACGAAATTTCAAGAGCGCAATTGAATGTCAATTCGGCTCTTCGTGATAAAATTGCTATCCAAACTAAAGAACAATTTAAGGGAGATGTGACTAAAAAATATGTTACTCAGCAAGTAGATTTGGCCGATAAGCTTAGGAGTGATATGGCGACATTTAAAGGCGATGACGTTGCCGGAGTATTCAAGGAGGAAATTGATAAGATACTTCAAGAGAATGCAGGAAACCTTGAGAAAGGTTATAAATTGGCCAGTGAAAAATTGAAAAATCAAATGGGTAATGATCTTCGCCCTGGGCAACTAATTACTTTGCGCGAATATGCTGTGTCAGTTTCCAAAATGAATAATGAATTGTCTGACATTGATAAAAAATTTCAAGGTTTTGAGGCTAAAATAGATTTAGTAATATATGATCCTACTAAAAAATCTATCCAACCGAAAGAAGGTGATGTTTCGCCCGATGGTACTATGATCTACAAAAGCGGTAAATGGGTAGCGAAAACAAATAACTTTGGTCCTGGTGGTGATGACAAAGCTGCAGCTCAAAAAAAGAAAGTAGATGAGGCAATGAAAGCACTTGAAATTCAAAATTTAAAGGATATTGCTGCTATCAAAAAACGCTACATAGATGGTGACATTGCATTTGAATATGACTACAATGAAACTTTATTGGATCAACAAGATAAGTACGATTCACAGAGAAAGAAAAAGCTTCAGGAGTTATTGAAAACTGTTTCGGATCCCGGCGTAAAATTGGAGATGAATAACCAGATTGCCGAAATTGATAAGAAAGCGCTCGATAGGCAGATTGAACAAAATAATAAGATAAAAAAGATACTACTCGATGCCGATCCTATAAAAGCAGAAAATCAGGCGTATGATAACCGATTGCGTGAACTGGGCTTATTTGGAGTAAAAAAAGAAAACATGACGGCAGATCAGTTGGAAACTTTACGCGTACTAGAGGAGCAACATAACGCAACTCTGAGTAAATTATCTACAAAACAGGCATTAATTGATTTAAAGCAGCTTGACAAAGATCAGCAAGATGCTGAGAAATTAGCCGCTGAAGATAGAGCTTCCGGCATATTGAATGAACAGCAGTATAAGGATAAATTATTGGCAATAGAAATTGAATTTTTGAAAAAGAAACTTATAATTCAAGGTTTATCGGCTGATGAGGCTGATAAAATAGCCAAACAATTAACCGGAAAACTACTTACTGAAGCTGATAAATCGGCTCAAGAACTATTATCTTTCAAAGATAAATACGGACTTGATGAATTAGATCGGTTTAAATCGCAAAAAGAACTTGAATTAAAATTACTTCAAGAATATATTGATAAAGGACTTATTTCGGAAAAAGAGGCTGTAAAGGTTAGAGCAGTACTTGCATCGGAGGAATTTAGAGCGAAAACTAAAAACTTCTACGATTCTGCTGAGGCAATGAGCCGAATTACCGGTGATTTTTCAAATGCATTTCAAGGATTTCAGCAAGCTGAAGAAAAATCTATTGAAACTAAATATCAGAAGCAAATTGATGCTGCCGCCAAAGCCGGAAAAGATACCACCAAAATAGAGGAGCAAAAAAACAAAGAGTTGGCAGCTCTTAGGGCTAAAAATGCCGATGCTATGTTTGCTGTTCAGGTTGCTGGTATCATTGCCTCTACTGCAGCTGCTGCTATAGATTCTTATGCAAATGCTGTGAAAATACCTTATGCGGGTTTAGTTTTAGCTCCAATTGCTGCTGCAGCTGCAGTGGCTTATGGAGCGTCTCAAATCGTCGTAGCCAATTCAGCTCGCGAATCTGCAAAGGAAGGTTATTACGATGGTGGTTGGCACCGACCTGAAGGTTTCACCGGTGGAGATAATCCGCGCGAAATCCGAGGTCGTTTCCCTGACGGTCAGCCGTACCATGGTGATGAATTTATTGCAAATCATCATACTACTCGCAATCCCAACGTTGTGCCGGTCCTGGATTTATTTGATGAGGCTCAAAAAAATGGAACTGCTTCATCGCTTTCAAAGGCTGACATATCTCGTGCGCTGCGCCTGTCTCCTAGTGGCTATTACGATGGCGGTTTCAGACCCTCTGGAAGCAATAATGCTCAGTCTGTCGATAAAACTCCTACCGCTGAATACATGATGGCTGTAGTTGCAGCCGTGAATCGGTTAAATGACCATTTAGATAATGGTATAGAAACTAATTTGAGTATTTCAGGCGAAAAAGGGGTTGCAAATCAATTAAAGAAGTATAATTCATTAATTTCAAATTCAAAAAGAGGATGATAAAATTTTTTGTTCAAAATAAAGAAGTAATACTTCCAGCAGATTTTTCGTTCACAATGGTTGAAAATAATCCGGAGATAAATAACGAGGGTGAGTTTACGTTGGATATGAAGGTATCGCTTAAATGTACTCAAAATATAATTGCATTTAAGTTCTTAAATAGAACCAATAAGCAAGATATTGAGCAAAAGACTGATGCTTATATGTCGGAAGATGGTCAATTGTTTTTGGGCACAATCAGAATTACTGATAATACAAATTCCGAGGTTACATTTCAATTTTTATCCGGCAATTCAGAACTTAACTATTTAATTAAGAACAAAAAGAAAATATATGAATTAGAAGGCTGGGGCACAGAATCGGCAATTGATTTCAATAGAGCTGTGTTGTCGTTACAGCAGACTGGTTATATATGGGAGATAACTGTGGGAGCTAATTTGGTAAGAAATAGTAAATTAATATCTAATAATTACCTTCCAACCTGGGACACAATATACCGATCAGTATCACTCGAAAGCGGAAAAACTTACACCCTTTCTATCACCGGACGTTCTACCGAAACCGGATTTACCGGTAAATTAGATGTAGGTATAAAAAATAGTAATAATACCGTAACTGTTTTGCCTGTAAATACTTATTCATTTGCTGACGCTGCACATGCAACTACGGTTACAGTCACATTTACTTCAAATGTGACAGATGCTAACTGTAATATTTCTTTGGTACGTTATAGTTTAGATCCTGGACATATTTCATTGATTTCAATAAAAGTAGAAGAAGGAAGTGTTGCTACTGCATGGTGTCACAACGTGCAAGATATATGCACATTTGTTTGTGCTCCCATAAAAGTATCAGATGATATTGTAAATGACTTTGAATTCAACATAGCAACTTCGGGAGAATACTTTGATGATGGATTTAGATTTGACCGTATCACCGGAAAAACAATAATGCAGCCCTATTTACTTTATTATATCAATAGACTTCCTGCATTGTTAGACTATACGTTAAAATATAATGTATTGAACTATGATTTAAGAGCGAAATTAATCTATTTGGTCAATGCTACGGAATCGCTTAACTACGCTGATGCATTGCCAAATATGACGGTTTCGGAATTTATAACGGCAATCGAGAATTTTTTCAATGTATCTTTTATTGTCGATTCTAAAGATAAAAGTATTTCTATCAATAATTTTCAATCTAGTTTTGAATCCAAAAAAACAGTTAATTTAAGTGGTGTTTTAGATGATTACAATCGTGAATTTACAGAAGATGACACTTCGTTAAAATTTGGATTTACAAAATTAAGTTACGATGTTCCAAGTTCTAAATATTTTGATTATCAAAAATTATCAGATGCAATTATTTCTAAATGTGAAGTATTAAATTTTGAGTATTTTGAAAAACTATATACTTATGTGGCTTCACATTTATTGGTTGATAAATATAAAATATATAGGGATTTAGACAAAAATGAGGATTATATTTCTTGCGCTGAACCTAGTTTTAATTTATTTAATCAAAAAATTGACGATGACCGGCATGTTACATTGGTCAATAAATTTGCATCCGTTGGCAGTTCTGATGAAAATGAATTAATTTTTAAAATAGTTCCTGCTCAAATAGATGCTATAAATAAAACATTATACTACGGTGATCCTGTATATGCTGATTATATTTGCTTTTATCAGATTCCTAAAAGCAGCAATTCATATAGTATCATTGAAGATCTAGGATTGACCTCGTCGATTGAAATTGGTTTAAAAGAAGCAACCAGATTATCAAATCTTGAAGTTTCGTTATTTATGGGTTTAACTGATATTCTGGCACATTATTTCACAGTACCGTACCCATTTTCATATTCGGATCTAAATCCTGAATTTGGGAAAGATGCTGCTCTCACTTATACCGAGTTTGAAAGATGGAGATTTGATAAATATATTCCGAATGCACTTACAACGCTGAAATTAATCGGAGATAAAGGAATTATAGCAGACTATCACCAACAATCAATCATTGACATGAGAAAAGTATATACTTATGATTTAATTGACACACCGGAAGTTAGTGCAAGAAATGCTTTTATGATTAATGGATTAAAATATATCCCTATATCGCTTGAGCGGGTAAAAAAGAGGGTGAAAGGTACGGTAAAAGGTAAGTTTTACCGGATGGTTTGAAAATGGTTTTTCAAACGCATGGTCTGTAAAGATCAGGCGTTTTTTGTAAGTTCAAAAGTTCAAAAGTTCCAAAGTTCGGCTAAATTCTACGTTGTTATACCTTGAATTTATTGAAGCAATCAATTCCACGCTGTTTTTTGCTCTCAAGAACATGAGCATAAATCAAAGTGTCTTTAATATCCGAATGTCCCAAAATATCTTTCAGTGAGTTTAGATCACTATTTTCAGACAGGTGATAAGTAGCAAAAGTGTGACGGCCTGTTTTATGGGTTATTTTCTTGTTTATTTCGGCTATAGTGGCTATTTCTTTCAAATACCGATTCATTGTTTGCTCTGCCGGAAGATTTTCGAATATCAGACCTTTCTTTCTATTCCCGACGATGTTGTGTACCAAGTTACGCAATGGCTTTGATACCGGCACTGTAATTAGTTCAGGTTTGCTATTTCGGGTTTTCATCCGCCAATAACCAAAGGAAGTATCTGTAAATTGCTCCAGTGTCATTTTTTTTGCATCACCAATGTGTTGCGAACCAAAGCACATAAATAAGAATACCTGTAAGGTTTTATAATACTTCAGTTCTAAATCGCCAACACGATATTGCTTGAGTAATGCTTGTAGTTCCGCTTCCTCCAGGTAGGTGTAATTTGGTTTTGTCCGTAAAATATGAAATTCGTCAAATGGATTTTCGTCCATATAACCCGCCTTGTATGCTGCTTTCACATACTTTCTAATTATAGATAAGTTCTTATATGCTGTATTGTCATTATTCTTATTGTCTTTCCGCAAATAGGTATAATATGATGCAATAAAATCGAGGTCAATATCGTCGAAATGTAAATCGGGTGCAAATTCCTTCAGCTTTTTGAAAGTTGAAACATGAGTTTGCATGGTTGTATCTTCTATCATTCTCGATGCCTTTTTTCTTTGATCTTCATAAAAGGTATAGAAATTTTCAAAATCATCAGGTCTATTATATGATTTTAAAAAACCTGCTCGCGTGAGAACTTTGTTTTTAAGCCTATACTTAACAAATACGGAATTTATCCGGGATAAAATATTCCCAAGGATAAGATTCTTATCCGATGCATCTTTATCCGATACTCTTACCTGTTGGGATTTTTCATTCCAATTTTTTACTTCACACAAAATTTTAGTAGAAAAATTCACCTTCTCTCTATTGACATAGAATGAAACCCACACATAGCCGGATTTCTTTTCTTTGTTGTCACACCTTAAATATAGTTTTACGGTAATCATGGCGGTATACATTTGTGTAGAACGGTCTACAATTTGTTGTTTAGTTCAATTAATTTTTCTATTAGGATTCGGTCGTAACTTGTTGAAATATACCTAAAATGCAAAAGCTCACAGTCTTTGCGACTGTGAGCTTTTGGGGGTAATGAGGTTCGTGGCGTACCACAACTCTTCCTTATTCATAGTCATTTATAAGTATTTGGTCTGCAATTGGTCTACATTTCAATGTTTTAAGAATGCTAGTTGAATTATAACTATCATTCTTAAGACAGGATAAAGAATCCACATTCTTACCCTGCGAGTGCATCCTTGACGGGTGCACTGACGTTTTTTAGACGCTCATTCTCTAATTTAGTTTCCATAAGATCTTTCTGACATTCATATAACAATTCCCATGGATTTACGTGTGCATTTGTTAATTCATACGTTTCGATAGGACTTGAAACTATTGAACTATTATCATTTTTTAACTCGTATACTTCGGGATAAGTGATAATATCAATTTCTCTTACACCTAGCTTTTCTGCAATAATCGAAAGTTCGCTTAGCTTCAATTCTCGTTTTCCAGCCTCTAATTTTGAGTATGATCCGTCTGATATTCCTAATGCATCAGCCAAATCTTGCTGAAGCATTCTTTTTTTATCCCTAAGAATAAAAATGTTTTTGATAATTTGATTTGTGTCCATTATTTAATTAATTGATTAACAATGCAATAGTTATTTATTTGTATTAATCGAAAGATTTAACAGTAAATAATCGAGAAATGACTTGCATAAATCGAAAGTTAGTTCTACATTTGCAGAGTAATTATACAATAAACGTGTAAAGATATGGAAAAGTTTAGAAATTTCATGGATTCGATGCCAAAAGGGCAATTTGATAATATTAAAAAGCAAGTGATAGATACTTGTATTATTACTGAAGATGTATATAAAAATTGGTACTATGGTCGAACCAAAGTTCCGCCATTACATCAAAAAGTAATAGAAGAATTAGCTGGCGAAAAAGTTTTTTCAAATGAAATTAACCTTAAATAATAGCTTAATATGCCAATTACCCGCACTGAGTTTGAAAATACTGTTGTTTTTGCATATAAAGGGAAAAAGCCCTATTTCTTTCTGATAGCAAATGGTGAAGTAGTTTTTTTGTGCAACGATTTCAATAAACTGTTTTATAGCAGAGTTTCAGATATTACAAATCTCGGTTTTACTGCTCAACGTGACTTTTTTGGACAAAAGGTAGAACTGCGAATCAATTTTGCTGATTGCGAAAAAGTTGATCAATAATTAACCCCTTAGCTGAAGCGTCAGCAAGGTGCCGGAAGGCCGGCAAAAAAAGGAGAGCCAAATCGGACAATAAATACAAAAAAAGGTGATAGTGAATCTTTGTGTAATGGTCCCGGAAGTCTGACGGGAAAACTCTCCTTTTTTTTTGAAAACCTCTCTACTCAACATAGTTTCTTGCTTTCAGAATATCGAAAGCAAAAAACCACTACCAGTTCCGGTGGCCCCGAAACCTCGGACGAACCAAGAAACCTCTTGAAGGCAAATTGGGGGAAAGTAACGCAGATGCCGGAACTGGTAGTTTTATTTTAATTTTTCATTTAAACGAAAAAATAAAATGAATAGTAACGCTAGATTAACATATAAATCTAAAAAGTTTAAAGACGGCAGTTTTTCAGAATTAAACATGCTGAAAAAGAACCTGATTCAACAAGGTTACAACGCCGCTGATCTTCATGTAGGCTATGCTTGCGCCAAAGGCTTTTTCTACTGTAAATCATGCGAAAACAAGGTAATCAATCCTCCTAGTGATTGGTACCAGGGCACGGAATTTTGGAAATGTAAAACATGTGGTCAAATTAACTATATAATTATAAAATCATGAAAACTCTTTTAATTATCCTCGCAGTTTTAGCTTTTATTTATTTAGTAATGCTAATATCTTTTTGTGTTAACTCATATCAATCTAACTCCTTAAATTAATCAAGATGAAAACACCATTGGAACATATATACGAATCGGAGCAACGGCGAAAAGCTGATATTAGGGATAATCGACTAGCCGATGCTATTGCCTGGGGAATTATTGCGGTTATTATAATTTGTATGTTAATTAAATAGTTGGGCTATGGAAACAGTTTTAAAAATACTTGTTGTCCTAATTATTCTACCTGCAGCAATTAAGTCAACTCGTAATATCCAACGATTGCTCAAGAAAGAAAAGGATATGTATTTAAATCACACAAAATATAAAGATCATGACCATCCTTGAAAGCACTCTTAATTCTGGTGATTCCGAAATGAAACTACAGGTGAATAAAATGTATAACACAATCATTTTATTGATAGAAGTCAATTTCAATGTTTACGAACATTTGAATTTTGCCTATAAAAACATTTTATCGCTTGGGGGAATAAGAACATTAACCGGTGTACAGGCAAATGGCAGAAATAAAGGTCAATACTCGTTTTTATTGAAAAACGATGTGAACGTAGATCTTTTGAAAACAAATATTCAGGAACAATTTGAAAATTATTTCATTCAATTTTAACCGATTATGGACTTGTCAATCTACAAACTCAAATCACTTACCGATCCAGCATGGATAGAATTGTCCATTAAACAAATGGGAGAATCAAAATTCTGGTCTTTCAAAAATAGAGTTTACGATCTTTTAGACCTATTAAAAGTAGGTGAATCGATGAAAATTGACCCAAACTGGAACAAATCAAATATTGAATTTTATATCAAAATTGCTGAATACTATATTTCCGAATCAAATGTATGTTATCGCTTTAATAGTACATATACAGCTATTAATAGACAATTTGATAATGAAAAAATAACCGCTTCTCTAAATCTTTTGAAAAAAAATAGAATAAACAATGAAACACTGGTCGAAAGCTCAAACTAGATACGTATTTAAGTACATTAATGAAAAACCGCGTCCGCAAATTGCAAAAGATATTGGACGTTCAGAACTCGCCCTGGATCTTTATCTACACCGGCACAGAAATGATCCTAGATTACTTGATAAAAAGAATCTGCTGATTCAATTACTTCAGAAAAAGTTTAAGGATATAACCTGTTTTACTCCCAATCGTTCGTTTTTTGACGAAGTGAAAATAGGACAAAAAAGGTACTGGAGCATTTATAAAGGCACAGATCAAATAACCGGAGAAGAATTAAAACGTATTGCTGATTACTTAGATGTGACATTGGAAGGTGTTTACGAAGCACGACAAACATCTCTTTTTGAAAATATAACCAAATGAGCCAAATATCCCCAGATATAATTTCCAAAATTAAAGATAAATCCGATATTGTTCAGGTTATCGGGAAGTCTTTAAAACTCACAAAACACGGTCGTAATTACGTTGGTATATGTCCATTTCACTCGGATAAAGCACCATCGCTGACCGTTTCACCACAAAAAAATATTTACACTTGTTTTGCCTGTGGAGCTACAGGTGATGTGATAAACTTTGTAAAAGAGCATGAGCGAGTTTCATTTTTCGAAGCCGTGAAAAGTCTGGCCAAAGATTGTCATATCGAACTTCCGGAAGTAAGCATGACACCCGAAGACACGGCTAGGCAAAAACAGCGGGAATCGGTTTTTATCGTTCTGCAGGAAAGTCAAAACCAATTTTCGGAAAATTTGAAATCGTTTGAATTTGCAACGGAATATGTAAAAGTTACCCGCCAACTTACCGACGATACTATTGAAACATTCCGGATTGGTTACGCTAATCAGGATAATCAGATTACCCGCGAATTTCCAAAACGCGGATACAACTTCGATAATTTATTAGCGGCAGGAATGACGGGTATTTCTGAAGAAAAGAAATTTCAATACGATACATTCCGTCAGCGAATCACATTCCCTTATTTGGATATGCATGGTCGCCCGATAGGTTTTACCGGCCGAATAACAGACAATGAAGCCAAAACTGCTAAATATCTCAATACGCCGGATACACTGGTGTTCAATAAAGGGAATGTGCTGTTTGGTTTATTCCAGGCAAAAGAATCTATTATCCGCAAAAACAAAGCTTATCTGGTAGAAGGTCAATTTGATGTGGCTTCCATTTACCAACGTGGTGTTCAGAATATAATTGCCGGGTCAGGTACTGCGCTAACCGATGCACAGGCACGGTTGCTAAAACGATTTACCAATACAGTGGTAGGTATTTATGATCCTGACGCTGCCGGATTAAAAGCCAGTATCTCCAATGCAAAAACATTCCTGGCACATGGGTTCGATGTGCGTGCCATTATGTTACCAGAAGGACAGGATCCTGATGATTTTGCCAAAGCTTCAGTAAATCAGGATTTATCCGTATTGCTTCAAAATAGAGAACTATCTTTTATTGAATATTTTTTTGAAGCTAAGAAAGTAGCCAAAGTTTCAGACTTTGAAAGTGAACAACTGCTCGATCAGATTTGCGAATGCATTTCGGTAGTGCCAAGTAAGAGTCTTCGTGAAAAGTATTTAATAAGTGTATCAAATACATTTAATATCTCGTTAAATTTAATAAAAGATAAAGCCAAACCAACAAAAGAACTTAAAGTAGAAAATTGGAAACATGGGTTTTACGGATTAGAGGATGCGGCCGAACTAATGGAAGATGATGAGGAGTCGGATTGTTGGTTGGTTTTTGATCAGAAAAATTTTATTGAATCATTTTCTGAAACTCCAACAATATTAGCCGTTGGAAATCCAACATTAACCGATTTGCAGTCATTACGACCAGTTACAAGCAAATTGATTGTAAATTCAATTAAAACTATTGAGCCAACAGAAGCCGGAGAACCTAAACCATTGCTATTATTGAAAAATATGCATAAAAACGGATTTGATATTTCCGTTGGTGATGGTGATAAAACAATGAGTTTCTGTGATTTTTATATAGAAAAATATGGAGAGCTACTTAGTGGGGAAAAATCGGAAGATAAAATTACAGATAGTACAAAAATATCTGAAATTATTGGCAAGTGTGCTGAAGTGATATCTCAGTTAGATGCAACCGTAAGAGTAGTTATTCAAGATGTTTATGCTAAAAAGCTGAACATGAAAGCAACTGCTTTCGAAAAAGTAATGAAACCGTTCCTGGCCAAAAAGAAAGATAAAGCCATGATCGACAATCAACGTATGGGTGAGCTTGGACAGGCTATTGATACTGAAATTATTCCTGAGTACGTTGAAAAAGATAAAGTGCTTTGGAATAACTATCTGAAATGGGGATTTTATCCATTGGCTGACAAAGATGGTCGTTATTTTACCTATATGTTCAAGAATCAAAACGGTGCTAGTAGTCATTCTCCTGTGTCGGATTTCTTTATCAAACCATTGCTCCATATTTTTGACGAAAGCAACGACGATGCCAATAATAAACGTGTGATCCAACTTTGCCACATGGATAAACGCCTGGATAAATACGTAGAGTGGAAATCGGGAATATTTGCTGTTCTACCAAAAGTACATGAAAAATTGGTCAATGTAGGTCCTTACAATTATTTCGGGACGGTAGATCAATACAAGCGCATTTGGATGAACATGAGTTACGGATTTACAAAGTGCTATCCAACCGGAATACTTGGACAACATAACGATGGTTTTTTTGTGTTTGGTAATGCCATATTTCACAAAGTGCAAGGTAAGTATCAGATTGATTATGTAGATGATTTGGGAGTAGTGACACATGATGACACTAATTATTATCTTCCGGCATTTTCAAAAATTCATCTGGATAGAAAAAACGACAGTGATAAAAACAAATACAAATTAGCACGAAATTTTATGTATAAAGAAATAAATGAAGATAAACAATTGCCTTTCAAACGTTGGGCTGAGTTAATGGACAAAGTTTATACGGTAAATGATAATGGTAAATGGGCTATTTTGTACGCCATAACATGCGGTTTCCGTGACTTTATTTTCGAAAACCGTGGAGAATTCACGGCGCCGTTTTTTATTGGTCCTACAAGCTCCGGAAAGTCAAAAATTGCGGAATCGATCCGTAACTTATACATGGATTATAAATCGGCTGCATTCAATTTGAACACCGGTACTCCGGCAGCTTTTTTTATGTTTATCGAAAGCTTGAGGAATCTTCCTATTGTAATGGAAGAATACAACGACAATACGATTAACCCTATGATTTTTCAGGCTCTAAAAGCAGCCACTTTAGACGGACAAGGGCGTATAAAAGTGGCTGATGCTGCCAGTAAAACGATGGATAGCTCAGAGATAAATGCATCCCTTATATTACTAGGCCAGGAAGCACCGCAAAAGGATGATGGATCGTTGGCCAACCGCTGTATTATTTGCGATGTTCCGTCGCGCGACTTTACAGAAGAAGAAAGTGCAATTTTTGAAGAATTGAAAAATTCTGAGAAATCCGGACTTTCAAATATTCTCCTTCAGGTGCTTGAGCTTCGCGAAATATACGAACGTCACTATCTCACCATTCTAGCCGATGAAACTAAAAAGCTCAAGGAATCGGTAAAAGTAAATGTCTCGAATACCGAAGGGCTGATGCGTATCGTCAACGCTTGTGCATTGATGACAGCAACTTGTAAATTATTGGAGGAACATGCTCCACACATGCAACTACCTTTTTCTTATTCCGAATTTTTACCCATTGCTCAGCAAAAGGTATTTAGCCAAATAGAACGCATATCCAGCACTAATAAACTATCTACTTACTTCCAAACCATGTCGACGTTGATTACTCATGAAAAGATAAAAATCGGACGTGAGCTCAAAATTAGCGAAACAACAAGTGTAACACGTTTGCTTTCAGGCAAAAAGAAAGAAGAGGTTTTATTCAATGTTGGAACTAAAGTTCTTTATATTGATTTTGAGGGAGTTTACTCACTTTATCAGAAAGAAATCGGAAGTAATGAGGCTCTTAGCCGTCAATCGCTTACGGCTTATTTCAACAGTAATCAGGCATTTATAGGTTTATGCAACGCAACCCGCTTCAAATGGATCGTACCGGAACATGCCGGATCTTCCGTTGAAGCCGAAGTTGCACTAGATGGCGAATCGGTAGTAACCAATACAAACGCACGTATGAGAATGACTGATAAAACAAAAACAACATCGGCTTATATGTTTAACTACAACATATTGAAAGGTCTAGTAGATATAGATTTTGAGCGAATAGAAGAAACAGGAGTAGTACCTGGAGAAAGTGATTTGCCATTTTGAAAATAACATATTCATATTATGAAAGCAATTACAATTAAACAGCCATGGGCTTCACTTATTTGCGAAGGGATTAAAGATATTGAAAATCGTTCGTGGAGAACTAAATTTCGAGGTCGTATTTTGATTCATGCTTCCGCAAATTCTATTAAATATTTTAGTGCTTTAGATTTTTTCGGTGAAGAAAGACTTAAAGTGATTAAAGAAAAAACTGGTTATGTTCCTGAACTGCCAATATCATCTATTATCGGATCAGTAGAAATAATTGATTGCGTCAGCAAAACTTATAATAGAAAAGGAGATACAACGTCTATTTGGGCGGACGAAGGTCAATGGCACTGGGTGCTAGCAAACCCGATTCTATTTCCTGAACCAATTTCCGTAAAAGGAAAACAATCATTTTGGGACTATCCAAATATTTTAGCTGAACCCGAAGAAAAAAAAGGCGAACTATTTTGTCATTGTCAATTACCCGTAAAAGAAGAAAATCAAGTTGCTAGATTTATAACACATTATCGTTGTAGATACTGCGGTGGTCTTTGGTATAAATAAACTGCGTTTTTTTAGCGCAGCGCCTAACGAACGAGGCTATCCGCTTTTGGCGGTTTGCGGGCAGTCGACTTGTCGACAAGCAAAATGGTAAATACGGGAGCCGAAACCTGCTAAACGCACGGAATAGCTAATGGCGGATAGGCGTGTGTTAGCTTCCAGTGCTTTCTTAATCTTTTAAATCAACATTATGATTGTAAATAAAGAATTAGCCAATTCAAAAGGCTGTTTGCAAAAAGATAAGTGGGAAACTCCACATAAGATCTTTAATCAACTTAATCAACTATACAATTTTACTCTTGATCCGGCTTGCGAAATTCATACAGCTAAATGCAATAGGTTTTTTACAGAGCTTGATAACTCACTTATAAAAGATTGGTCAAACGAGATCGTTTTTTTAAATCCGCCATACTCGAGAGGAAATATAGATCTTTTCATGCAAAAATGCTATGAAGAAAGTTTAAAAGGAACTAAGATTGTAGCTTTAATTCCAGTATCAACATCCTCGAAATGGTGGCATAATTTCGTATGGAATAAAGCAAAGATCCATTTTTATAAAGGTCGTATTCGTTTTGTTGGCGCACCATTTACCGCACCATTTTCGAGTTGCCTTGCAATTTACAATTTACCGCTTCCGCCTCTTTAGCATTGAAGCTAACGACCGAGGCTATGGGAATTTGGCGGTATGCGGGAGCATTCGCTGTCGTGAAACGACAAAGTGAATGCGGGAGCAAAACTGCCGGAATGCACGTCAGCCAGCCAATGAACATAGGCGTGTGTTAGCGGGTCGTTATTTATTTTTCGTTTTAATTGTCCAAGTTTTGGACACTATTTTGAACAATTTAATTTCAATTATATATGAAAACTTATGTAATCACAGTTTCAAGAAAATTTCCAACAACTCATAAAAGAACTGGAGAGCCAACATTCTTTATTGAAAAGATTTTTGGTGGCTTTAAACAAATAATTCCGTGTCAACTATGCGATTTTGAAAAATTATGTAGTGGGAATTGCACCAAAAACTACGTTAATAAAAATCCTAAAATTCATACTATTCGTCAAAATGTCGAATTATGGCAAAAACGAATTTCTGAAATTCAAAAAGGAAATGCGATTCTTTCAATTCGATATTGGTCGGGAAAACCTTATAATTCAAAACAAGTCGAAATTTGTCAACTTGATAAAAATTCAGGAATTGGACTTGAAGAAGTTATAATTCCATGTATGAATGATATTGACCATATAAAACAACTTGCAATGAATGACGGTCTTTCACTCGAAGATTTTGAAGAATGGTTCAAAAAATACGACTTTTCAAAATCGCTTGCAATTATCCATTTCACAAAGTTCCGTTATTTTTTATAATGCCCGCTAACATTAAGGCTATTGTTTAGCCTCTTTGAAAATGTCAGCATTTGAGGCTAAATTATAGCCCTGTGTTAGCAGTCATACCATTTCTTTCTTACAAGCGTTCTTTGAAATTTTGAGAGTATAAAGTTAAATGATTATCATATATGAAAACTTTAACTATAAATGTTTTCGTATATGAAAACAAACATCTATATTTGCATATCATTTAAAACGAAAACGATATGAAAACTATTAAAGACATTCTTACAGAAAACAGAGACAGCGTTATTAGTTCAATCAAATTTTGTTTTAAAGTTTATAGAGCTGACGAAATCAGAACTAAAATGATTGAATTTCTTGCTTATGCTGAAAAATACGGAAACGTAGAAAGATTAGAAAATAGCAAAAGAGTAAAATCAGACTTGAAAGATATAGTTTGTCACATGGCTATCGAACAAAAACGTGAAGAAAAAAGACTTTTCAATTTGACTACTTACGGAATTGAAAATCCAACAATTGCAGATATGCAAGCACACGCACACCAAGACGAAAAATTTAATTTTCTAAAGAAAGAATGGATTAAATATTAATAGTTATAAATTTTAAAAATTACAATTATGGAAGCAACTTATTATGTTATCGCAATCATGTACGGACAAAACACAGAGTATTGGAATAGCTCATTGAAAGCTGACGATTACACAGTTAAAATGATTGAAAATGCAGAGGGTTTTGGTTCGGTAGAAGCTGCTGAAAAAGAGCTTGAAAACGCTGTAAAACCTTACGGAATTTCAAAAGGTTGGAATGTTACTTATTCAATTGACGAAGCATGACAATCCGAGAATCAATTATCTATTTTCAGGATTTAGCAAACATATCAAATGCCACAATGTGCAATGCGATAGAAACTACTCCTGGTAATTATAGCTCATTCCGAGCTGGACGAAGAAACCTGACATGGGAGCAACTTCAAAAAGCTATTGATTTTCTAGAACTGAAAATCACAAAATAATAACATACTCTCAAAATTTCAAAGAACGACCGGATTAGCAACCCCGGTCGTTCTTTTTTTTTATGGTTGCTGCTAACGTATTGCAGCTATGGTTTAGTGCCGGACTTAACGCACAAAAGGTCGGACGAGAGCAAATAGAGTATTTTTTTGTGCGTGGATTTCTTAATTTTA